GTAAAAGTATTCACGAACATGAGTTCAGTCACAGTTATTTTGACAGATCCGGAACACGATCCGAATCTGTCTTGCGAGAAAGGGGATACGTCTCCTACCGGGAATGCCCGGGAAAATAACGGCCCTTGCGGGGCCGACCGGGGAGGGGCGTCAGGGGCCGGTGGTATTGACCATCGCGCTGACAGCTCTTCCCCGTCGCGGGACGCCGATGAGCGTCCCGTGTCTTTTGTGTGGCAAGAGTGGTTTTGGAAGTTCTGTTCTACTGAAGAAGCTAAAACCATGTGTTATGATTCACAAAAGAGAAAACGCATCTGTTGGGACAGAGCGTACGCGCAGAAGACATCTCGTAATAGGAGCACTCGTACCAAGCCTGTAGTCACAGCCCCGACTCATGGTATTAGTAGCGATGATGATGATTCTGTCGATGACTTCACAAAGGAGGTCACTGCCGCCCAAGAAGAACATTTCAAAGGAGAGATTCTGCGTGCTATGCCGGATCGCTTCCGCGATGACACTTGGGAGACTTTGATGCGACTTTTGAAGTCACACAATGTTCCATTGCGGCTTTTCGTGAGCCAAGTTCGGGTCTTTAAAGAGCTGAATTCTTCAAATAGTCGTCAAAAGCGAAAACTTGCCGGTGAACTGAGCTGGGTTCTAGGTGGGCGCTCTGAAGCTACCGCTTTTGATGGGCTGGTTGGTGCTATTGAGGAATTTTCAGTACAGACTAGGTACGCCGCAAAGAAAAGTCCTGGGAAGCGCTCAAAGGCTGAGCAAACCCGGGGCGCAAAATCCGCCTCATCTGACTCTGATAAAGGGAAGGAAGAGGCGGTCACCGGGCCTTCCCAAGGTTCGGAAGGGATTCAGTTACCATCGCTTGATGACAGTGGCGACAAGAAGCCACTCTCACGTTCCGGCGGGAAAATTTCTTCACATGATCGTGTGAAGAGACAATGTCTCGCGGAGGATGTACAAGCTCGTGGAGCGGCTGATGCTCAAAGGGAATTGGAGGGGATGGAATGGGAAGACATGGACGATGATGAAGAGGGCGATGAGAAGAAAAAGGAGGATCCTTGGAAGAAGATTTTCCCTCAGAAAGCCTGGCATTCGTTGATCATGCAAGCCGTCAAAGAAACCTCTGGTGTGTGGACCACTGATCCGAAGGTCTGTGATTTATTAGAATCATGGATCTCGCGTGGCGCCCCTATTGCAACGCCGTCATACCAGCCGTCCTTGGTGATTGGTATTGAATCCGCTCTTCTTCAACAAGCTCAAGGCTGGAAAGCGCCTTGGTTGATCGCCAGTCCCTGGCGTCCAGCAACAGAATACGGCAATTTCTTCTTCGATGAATATGCTACCACACAGAAGACGATCGATGTTCTTCGATATTACTATGTGGTTCGCAGCAATTCAGAGGTTGGTGTTTTCCGATTGAGAACAGACCATACCGGACAGAAAGTGAAGAGGGAGAAAGAAGATGTGCCTGTAGAGAATTATTCATCTAGTGAGGATGACTTGAGCTGCGACGGCAGTTCAAGTAGTGCTATGTCGAACCTTGACCTCAATAAAGTGGAGGAAGAGGATCTAGTTCCTTACGTTTGTATAGATGATTCTTGTTCATGCCGCCGCCCATTGTATTTGCTTGAACCTCCTCGGTTTATTCCGACTGAGTTTCATTCGCAGAGAATGGCGTTTCTGTTTTTGGAAACGGGAGAACCCAGACATTTGGAAGTACCATATGATCGAATTTTGGTTGATCGTGTCAACCAAGCACGAAGTTTCAGTGAGGCTAATTATGCGAGTATAGCTGCCACCTTGTTCAGACGCGAGGAGATATGGCCTAGTTATTACCCTGGGAACAACCCACTGATACAAGCAAGCTTAATGCACGCTCTTCGGCGCGGCACTGAGATGCATCGGGATCGACTCATATATATGGACCAACTGGGGGCTGATCGCCAAAGGTTCCAAGGAATGCTTGCAACAGTTTCGATTGGAGGGATTTTGATTCCCCAAGATGTTGCGGCAATTCAGGTGAGCAAGTTGAAGGAGAAAGTCCTCGAGGAGTATGATAATATTCCTGATGACTATAAACATGAGCAGGGTTTTGAAAATTTTGACCCCGAAAGTCCTTTTGATGGTATAACACAGGCTTTAACCGTGTTGTATCATAAATTCGAGATGGTAGTGAAACCAAAACTACAGATGTGGGGAGCGGAGTTGGAGCCTGTGAAGCAAGATATGAGTTTGCGTGTGGGGGAGATTTTGGATGAGTTGTTTACCGTGAAAACTGATGAGGAGGAATATTTAGACGATAGAAGAACAAGGCGTGTTCCCGCGAAAGGGGGATATGAAGAAAGGCTGAGTGACCAAGAATCAAAAGATTTGCATAGAGATAAAGTGCGGATGTTAGAAGAGCGAGAATTGACAAGTCCTTCGGAGCGTCCAGTACCCATTGTAAAGATGGGAGACTGGGTGCTTTGCGAAGGGAAGTCTTATTTGCGTTCTTCCGTCTGCCTTCATGTGCATCAAGTTGAGTCGGGACGGGCCATTATTCATCAACATGTCAAGCCCAACTACAAATTAGCCAAAGGATCTTTTGGTTTTGATGTTGATGGTTGTTTCTATCGCACAGATGAGACTGGCATGAGCCGTTTGCCTGTTCCTTATCCTCTTGAGTCCGGTCATTACATCTTTCAGCCGTGTTTAGAAGGAGGCGATCCTGTCTTTTGGCAAATCGCTTCCGATGTTGTGGAAGCTATGTTAGCAGCCGTTGCCGGATTTGGAGCGATGGTTACTTTTCCTTTCCGTCACGGTTTTGCCCCCATTTATGCTTTTGAAAGAAATTATTTCAATTGTCATTTGAACACAGGATATAACATTCAAGAGTCTTTGAGTGCGCGTGCGCGTACACCTTTACGTCATTATGATTATGAGTCATTGAATCATATTGATTGGAGTCTGATGAATGGAGAAAGCTTCAAGCCCGGCCCTGGTTTCACAATGGTTGATATGCCTTTGATACATGGAGAGACGAACTACATTGTTGCAGATGGAGAAGTTTGGTATCCTGGTTCATGGCAAATGATGCCTCGCAGAGATGATGTGGAGATTAAATTCATGAGTGATGACATTCCTAGTGCTGGTTTGTCAAGTGAGTTGTGGTACAAGGTGTTTATGAGGCGTGGCCATGTTTATGGTCAGAAGCCGAGTCCTGAAGTGGCCATGTGCCGCTTGGGGCGCTTGCCTAAGTACGAACCCATTCGTGAAGTTATAAACCCTTTTCTTCAATTTGTTGCAGATTTGAAGATGCCTGTTGTTCCCTTGCTTGACACCGATTCGGTTGTCACTTGGGAAGCAATGCTTTGGTGGGTCCGCAACATGCCTGGTAAACAACGCAGCCAACATCTCGCTGATTTCGAGATTTTTCAAAGTTCCCAAAATCCTGAGCCTAAACGATTCGATGCAGTTTTCGACAAAATGGACGAAATGCTATGGAATACTAAAGGGCGTTCAATAATCAATCCACCAAAATCTTTGTTCCGCGAGCTGGTCGCTGGATGTTACTCAATTAAGACTGCCTTGAAGGGTTCTGAAAAGATCCCTTTGTTGAACAGTGTTTATGAGAATTTAGAGACTTCGGATATGTTTATGAATATTCACCAAGAACCGATTGTTTTTGGGGGAGAACGTCATCGATTTTATTGTTTCATGACCTATGGTTCAGATTTCACCGCAATTCAGAAAGCGCAGTGGCGTTATGAAGCTGAAGAAATTCTGAAAGTAGTCCGTTTTGGGGTGTGTGTGTTGGTTGGTGGTGATGATAATGCAAGTTTAGTGGGTTGGAATGGTGATCTTTTCGCGATTGAAAGCGATGTTACCGCCTGTGATCAGAGTCACAATGAAATTGTCGTTCAAGCGATTCTTCAGTTGTTGACTATCATGGGGTTGCCAGAAGAATGGATTCTGGACTTCCGTCAAACTTACTATCGACCTGTTTGTGTTAAAGGAGTTTATAAGGTGATTTTCCAGAAGCCTCAACTCCATACCGGCCATCCACATACATCTTTGGCTAATACCCTGATTATCGGAGTTTTAGCCATCTTCGGAGTCGTTTGGGCTATTCGTAAATGTTGGAGTGGCGAGGTTGAGAGTGTTCCTCACTGGAAAGTGGGTTTGGAGCGCGCGAGCGCAGGAGTCGGAATGGAATGGAAGATTCAGCAGCCTGATCTGCATTTGATGACCTTTCATAAAGGATATTGGATTCGCAACGAACATGCCGTTTGTGGCTGGACGTGGTGCCCATTGCCTGGTTCCATTTGGAAGATGACTAAACTGCGATTTACACAACCCCTTGGGCGGAAAGAAGTTTCGATCCGTTTCGCCCAAACCGCATACACCCGACAGAACGAATCTCTATGCCCTATGTTGCGTCAATATGTAAATGCCGTCCAAGATTCTGTGGCTCAAAAGCCCTGGATGGCGCAGGTTTCGAAACGTATGGCCAATTATGTTCATCATGGTGTCGTCCAGGATTTGCCTTCTGCAATTGACTGGGCTGCTGCTGGTGGTGATGGTTCGGCGGAGGAACATGCCCAATTTATTTCTGGGCGGTATCATATTAATCCTGATGAATTGTTGGGATTGTTTCCTTTGTTCGATATTGATAATTGGTATACTTTGGAATCGGAGGTGCTGCAAACTGTTTTGGAGGTTGATTATGGCTCTGAAAGCCCGGAAGCGCAACGTGAGGAATCTGACAAAAGAAATCTGGTGATGGATACTGGTTATCGCCCGGATGAGGAGGTCAGTCCCCAGTTTTATCGTTTGCGTGATTATGAGAGTATTCATCCGGAAGGTTTCACCCGTGTGTCAACCCCCCCGCCTTGTCTGCCTGAAGAAGTTGTGACGAATAAAGATGTCACTGTTGGCCTGCGGACTTGGAGCTCTCAATTTGATGAGTTCGGAACTTTGGCGGGATACGAAAACGAGAGGAAGGAAGAGAAAGGATTCCGAATGGAGAATCCTATCGGAGAAAATTCTGAACGTCGTTCAAAACCCCTTACAGCTGAGGAACTTTATATGGAGAACACCCCCCCTGGGGGTGTTTGTCCTGTTCCTCTTTGTGTGATGGTCAATACTATTCCTTTGAGTATGCCTCATCATTTTCCTGATATTTGTGATCGCCCTACGGGACACTGTGGAAGGATTACTGATAGCTTTTATGAGCATAGAGAGCAGAAAGAAAAGGCGTTCCAAAATTCCCGTAAGGGACCACAAACAGTAGATGAGTTGCTTGACGACTTGTCGAAGGAATAATGGTCTCGTCTCATTCCTTTTCTGTACATAGAACAGATAAGTCCCAGCTTTCTTCTGGGCTACACTTTTTAAATAAAGTATCACCATCCTACACCTGTATATTTGTATATCTTGCTGGTCCTTCATCCGAGATGAACAGCCAACACAAGCAACAAGCTCTATTATCTGCCATAGCTGCTCTTGAAGTCGGCCAAGGCAAGCGCAAGCGAAAGCAGCGCAATCGGAAGAAGAAGGCCGGGCAACAGGCCGTCGCTCTTCTGAAACAAGACGGGCGCCTTTTGCAGAGGGCGCTCCAGGTTGCAGGTCCTGAAAGAGGAATGCAATCTGTTCCCCACTTTCTTTTGCCTTCTAAGAGGACGAGAGTGGCGGAAGGTCGGCAACGTCGTGAGCTGAATTCATACCTTGATCTTTGGATGAAACAGATCATGCGTCCGGAATCTGTGCGAGGCGGTTCTCCCGTCCTCGCTCCTGCACAAAATCCTTCCCGTGCTCAGGCAAATCATTTGCGTCGTGAGTACACTTTTGGAAGTGTCGCTACTCCAATCCCGGCGGGCTTTATTGCCAAAGTCCGTCCAACTCTCTATCCTGTTCAAACCACGGCCATCATGCCTTTGCCTTTTGCTGTTCCTCAATTGAATATTGAGGGATTTCTTGGTGCCCAGGGAAATATTGAAGGAGAGGGGCGTTATGGGGATAACGCCGGTTCTGGTGATGGAAGCTTTAACGAGCTTTTCATCACGCATGTGGTTCCTGTTGATGGGAAGCAGGCCTTCGCTGTTGGAGGTCATGCGGGAGATTTGATTGATTTCGGTACTATGGGCTATCCTGCCAATGACGAATTCACCATGTGGTTGCATGAGACTCCCGGAGGTTGGGCGAATATGGGCACATTCTTGACCGGCTCTTGGGGAGTCGGAAACAATATTGCGACCATTACTGCGGCGGCAGATTTTGATGCCGTGACTCTTACGGGGGTCGTTGATAAGTATGAACCTGGCCTGATTCAAGGGGCCTTTTTCAAGACGAGCGCAGTTGCTGGCTTTGTTGTTGAGAGCCAACCCCAACATTTGTCCCCCATCAACTTGGACCTTCCTGCTGGAGCAGAACGATATCGCCTTTCTGCGGAGGCCATTCTGCTCACTTTCTTTGGTGCTGATATTCAGAATCAAGGTGCAGTTGCGATTTGTCGGGCGTATCCTGGTTGGACGCCTTTTGACAACCCCAATTCCAGTCCCTTTGATAACATTGCGAACCTTCCGTTCCAGTCTTATGATGGAGCGGCGAAAGTGGGTGCGCATGGTTTTTGGTTGCCTTCCAAACTTTCAGAATATGATTTTCGCGATGCCAAACTTGGAGCTGTCGCAAATGATATTGATTTGACCACGATTTGGATTGCTTTGAAAGGGATGGATCCGACTGCTGAAATGCGTTTGGAGCTTGATACTGTGATCGAGTTCTATTCGAACCTTGACTACTACACCAAGGAGCCGTGCCCCTACTACTCTGATGCATGTGGCCAATTGATGTATGCAATTGGCTTACAAGAGTGTGTCGGCGACAATCCTGGCCACATCGCGCGCATTGCAAAGGCCGCGAAGAGTGTGGCATCAATTGTCAATACTGGGGCGAAAGTCGTTGGCGCATTTATGTGAGGCGTCACGAGCCGTTTAGCCGGTGAATGCTAAAAGTCGTTTGTTTCTGCTCATTGTCAGAACAAGCGCACAAAGGGGGCCCGAAAGGGCCCCCTTTGAGGTTGGCCCATATGTGTAAACCGAAGTTGGAAAGCGGTACCTAGAGATGGCCTGACGTCCGCCCTCCTCAGCGAAGCCGAGTGGGTGGGGTACGCGAGAGCTTGCTCGTAAGAGTGAAGCCGCATGCCTTACAGTTCCTGCAGTTCGTGCAGCTTGCGTAGAGGGGAACCATAACCCTTGAGCCCTGTAACTAAAATGTAAATAAAAATCCAGAAAATGTATAGAATATTTGGTCCGGTACTTAGTGTCATGATATCACTGAGTTCATGCAACCTTTGGGTTGTGTGAAACATATGGAATTTCCTATGTTCTAGTCCGAGTCCTTTCCAGATGAAGGTTGAGATGCCGAATACAAAGGCATTACCCTGAACTGATGTGGACTGAGACACGTACCAAATTGCTGGCGTTTCAAGATGAAGGAGAGTTTTCTTTGTTTTAGGTGAGTTGTCCTGCCTGCGCGTGAACGCGGGAAGTGGGCTTCCGTACGAGCAGAGAATAGGGGTCCGCCAAGACCTTCCCGGATTCTTGATTTACAGGGGTTACGCACCTCCGATGAGCCTGGCGGCGCAAATAGCCAGGCGTTGAACTTACTTTCATCAAATAACTAACTAATAATAAAAACTTTAAATGAAAGCGC